AATTCACGCTCATAAACTCTAAAGTCTTGTTGTTGTTCTTGAGTGAATTTATCTAATTTTAAATTTTCCATCTGGAGAGCAAATCCAGAAGATACTTGACCAGTCATTCTAAACTGATTTGGACTGATGCCATAATTAACAGCAATCTCATTAGCTAACTCTTGAATTGTTTTATGTAGTTGCTCATAATTAGATTGTAAGTCTAGAACATCAATCTCTGTATTTTGACCAGTAAGGGTTAAGATAGACAATGGGTCTAATACTTTACCTTTTAACTCTGATATATTATCACCCTTGCCAATTAGCTGCTTAAATGATTGAGTCTTGATAATATGGTTTAAGAATGTACGGTGAACTGATAAATCAATCGTTCCATTAGTTAAATCATCTCCAGTATAAGCATCCCAGAACTCTTCATCTCTCCAGCCATTATGTAAGAACACGAAAGGCAATACACCGAATGGGTTTACCATTTCTTCGTTATCTTCAATTGCTACAATCTTTTCATTACCGTTTTGTTTATCAATGTAATAATGCTCAGTATCAGACCAATACGCCCAGCGTTCAGTCTTATTATCTGTGCCAGTCATTTCAACAAAATACGCTACCCAATTAACTTCACCTTGGTTATAACCGACTTCTGTTTGATGCGGTAATCGCAACATAATCTTTGGTATTTGCTTATCAAAATCCCAGCTAACTTGTATTAAGACATCATTAAAGGCATTCATATACCTATTGGCTTGAGCCATTGTTTTGTCAATACGTAAATCATTGTACAATTCTTGAGCAGCATCTGATTCAAATGTTCTATTTACGCCAAAACTGTACACATTAGAAATGTCATTAACAACTTGCTTGTATATGTTGTTGTTAGTATTTAGCTGAACATCTAGCTTTAATAAGGCAAATGCTCTGTATATTTTTCCAAGTTTATGAATAACTTGTTCACTAAAATTATCGTTATACATTTTATAACGTCTGTTAAATTTAGTAATTCGGTTTGTTTCGCCACTCAATATATTTGACCTAATGTCATTTGACGGGTATTTGTTAATAATCATATTATCCTACTTCCATTCTAATATTACGAACCTCAGCTTTATTTAAACTGTGTTCATATTCTATATAATATCCCACCGAATCTACCGAGTGAGTTAAATCTTGGTTGGATTTATCTACTTCGCCCTTGTCGTTGTATGACATCTGCTCTAAATCAGTAATTAATTCTTGATTGCGAGAGCATATCGCAATATTAACAGAACCAGCACCGTTTCGCAACATTGAATTAAAAGCATTGTTTCGGTCTTGTATTCTTGGGTTTGCGGTCTTAATCTTCATCTTATGAAAACCAGCATTCTTAATTAAATCATAGTTAGTTTGTGCTGTGCCTTGTGAACGTGCTTTACCAGCAGCATCACCATAAATTGTAGCACTAAATAAAGCAGCACCAAGATGTGAGAACTTCTCTTTTAAATAATCAAGCGAATCAACTAAAGGCTTACCTTTAATAATCGCATTATCAATCACCGTTACCTTGCCATCTATCACTTGAATCAAGTAAATAGCATTATATGGATTGATGTTAAAGTCAAACGTGATTATGAGCGGAATGCTTGGATTAATATCGATGTTATCACAAACATGGACATCACGATTAAACTGATGATAAACGGCACTACCATTAACATTAATAAACTCACCAAGCAAATATTGTTGAAGAAGCTTCTCATCATAGGTTTCTTTTAATGTTTCAATATAATCTTCTGGCAAATGTGGGTTATCCATTGTTTTTGCCTTAATCAATCTGTAATTATCTGGCTTATTCGCAACCATTAGATTGTAATAAAATCTATAACCCTCTGGCGTTCCAACTAAGTCAACTTGATTTGGTGATTTGTCGGGCAAAGTAGCACGATTACGAGCCAATATCTGTTTGAATGCTTTATCCATCTTATGCTTAGGCATAACATCGCACTCATCAATCAATGAATAGCCAACCTCATAACCAATAATCATCTCTGGTTCTGACATATTACGAAAGATAATAGTGCCGAAGTCTTTGATTATTAATTCTTTATCTGATTTGTTCAGCTGATAATGCAGACCTAAATCATTACACATCTCTGGGAACTTCTCAAAAGCAATATCACGGATCAATGGATAATTAGGCAAGTAATAAGCAACCTTAACAGTTGGATATTGTAGCTTCTTAATGATTGTCTTTAAGGTACCAGCATAACTCTTACCAGCACCAAATCCAGCAACTAATCCAGTAGTTGGGTTAAGGCTTTCTATGAAGTCTTTTTGATGGTCAAGAACCTTTACTTCTTTAATCACTAATTAATTTGATACCGCTAATATCATTAACATTATGCTCAATTTCTTGTTTCTCAACATATCCACGCTTCTTGGCTTTCGTCTTTAAATAGAATATCGTAGAAGCTGGAACGCCTTTTTTAATCTGCTGATGTAGGTTTGTTTCAGCAAAATCAATCGCTATATCTTCGGTTGATTCAACTGCTGCCTTATAATCAGCATCTTCTTTAAGCCAACGATAATGCGTTTCTCTTGAAATATCGACGTTCTTACAAGCTGGAGTAACAACGCCAAGTGTCTTCTCTAAAGCCAGTATCATTGCTTGTTTCTTTTTATGTGTCATAATTTGTCGTTAAACTTTTCTTGTGTTGTTTCTAATATAGCATCTTTTCCCGTATATTCTTGCCATCTTTTAATAATAACATCTGCATACTTTGGGTCAAATTCCATACCCATAAATGGCACATCTCTTTTTTCACAAGCAATAAGCGTTGAACCAGAACCAGAATATAAATCAAGTATATTTTTAGGCTGACTGTTCTTTATTGCTCGTAAGCATAATTCAACTGGTTTTTGTGTTGGATGAACATAATCTGTATCTTTAGCAACTTCCCACACATCAGAGTCAGAACCACTAAACTCGCCCCAATAAAAACACACTTCATATTGACCACGATATCCACGACCTAAACCAAAGTTGTTCTTTTTCCAAACAATCGTATGCTTAGGCTCTGACTTTAAATGCTTATAGTTTTCAATTCTGCCCCAAATATAAACCTCTCTAACATCTGGCACAACATGATAAAAAAGTGTTGGGTCTACATCATCGCCCTTAATCATATCAAACTTATCTGTTCTACCACCGCCATAACTCATACCATAAGGAGGGTCAGTAAATACCATATCAGCAGTAGCACCATTCATCAGTATACTAACATCATCAGAACTTGTACTATCACCGCACATAACTCTATGTTCACCAAGCAACCAAATATCGCCAACCTTGGAAATAACTTCATCGGCAACCTCTGGCACATCATCTTCATCAGTCAAGCCCTCGTTATCATCATCTGCTGGGTCAAAGTCTAATTCTAATCCCCAGTCCTCTAATGCTTCAGTATCCCAATCATTGGCTAACAAATCCCAATCCCACTCACCAAAGCCAACATTGTCCTTGATAATAAACTCACGCTGTTGTTCTTCAGTTAAATCACTAACCTTTATAACTGGCACTTCCTTTAATCCAGCTTCTTTACACGCCTTTAAACGCATATTACCGCCCAGCACAATCATATCGTCATTAACAACGACTGGTCTAATCTCGAGCATCTGTGGAAAGTCTTTTATCGACTGCGTTAATTTAGCAAACTTATCATCTTTTAAGATACGAGGGTTATTTGGATTTCTCTTAATCTTGCTTATTTTAATAATTTCTGTTTTCATAATTCTTTAACCGTAATTATAACCTTGCCACCTTTGATTATTTCATCTCGACCAATTGTCAATATATCAATCTGACTATCATCTTCCCAGAC